TCAATGCTATTGTGAAGAATGGCTCAGTAGAGTTTCGTTCTCGTAATGGTAAGTTGTTGAACCTTCTTGGTCAGCTTGAGCAAGAGTTCTTAGCTATCGCCGGTGACGATAGTGTTGTGTTCGATGGTGAACTTAATGTGATGGATAATGACACATTGCAGTTTATGCCTCGTCAGATTGGTAATGGAATCCTATCCAAGGCTCAGAAAGGAACTTTGACTCTTGGGGATGCTGCTCTCATCCATGCAACTGTTTGGGATTGGATTCCGTATGAGGACTTCTTGAGAAGCGAATGTTCAATGCCCTACCGTATGAGACTCAACTCATTGTTCTCTACAATGGACAATGCTGCATTCGAGAAGGATGAGTATAGAGTTGGTAAGGTGCACAAGGTTTGGAACAAGAATGTCAATAACATTCAAGAGGCACAGGCCATGTTTGAGGAATTATTGGGTGAAGGCCAGGAAGGCATCATCCTAAAGGATTTAACTTCTAAATGGGAAGATAAGAGAGCCAAACACCAGATTAAATTCAAGGGTGAACTCGAATGCGATCTGATGTGCGTCGATTGGGTCGAGGGCACTGGTAAGAATGCCGGTCGCTTAGGTGCCCTAGTTCTCGAGTCAGCTTGCGGTAAGATTAAGGTAAACGTCGGCACTGGATTTACAGACCACCATCGTGATACGATTGGTAGGGATGTCATTGGTAAAGTAATTGCCATTAAATATAATGGTAGGATTGCCGATCAACGGACTGGTGTTTGGAGTCTCTTTCTTCCTGTGTTTATTGAAGTAAGGCTTGATAAGAGCTCAGCTGATACTTCCAAAAACATTAAATAAGTGTTGATTAATTTTCATATTTATTGTATAGTAAATAATAGTGGTATAGTAAATATTGTATCTAAGGAGAGATAAAATGACTAATGAACAAAATGTAACTTTAAATTTGAGCCTTGAAGAAGTGAATCTTGTTATTTCGGCCTTGGCAGAACTTCCTGCTAGGGTTTCAATGACGTTGATTAACAAGGTAACTGGCCAGGCATCAACTCAGCTTAAGCAGCAGTCAGTAGAGGCTGTGAACTAATATGGCAAACCGAAGCGATTTCCAATCAAACTTTCCTCGTCAGCTAAAGAGAATGCTTGCAATGGAGGGGGCAAATGGAATGATTAAGGACAACCAAGAACGTGGTGAGTTGAAGCGCCTTTGGCAAGCTGCACATGCACACCACCGCGATTATGTTAATAAGCGTGGAACAATGGCTGTTGGCCAAAACATTACAGATACTACTGAGTAAGTAATGAATACTATTGACCATTTTGGTTCAGAGTTAGTACTCAAGCCTGTCGATAAGGTTAGGGTGCGATTTGCTAAAGGTGTGGGCCAAAATGGCGTGTGGTGTGTTGAGTATAGAACCAAAAAGTGGTTATTTTCTTTCTGGAGTGTTGAGGGTCTCTATAGAGACTTTGTTGACGCAAAGGCAAGAGCACTAACAATTAAATCGCAAGGTGGGTTCTTCATACTCCAACCTATTAAATTAGAATGGGATGTTGGTGAAACAACCAATGATGACCAACCACCAATGGATGAGCTATAATATGGATTCGCGCCAACAAACAATTCAGTATCTAATGCTTGAGGCAAGTGAACTTTCAAAAGTGTGTGCCGAAGCTTTGATGGCTATTAACAAGAACAAAGCAGACATAAAGGTAGAAGCACAAGTTGGTGTTTTACTTAATGCAGTTAAGGAAGCAACTATTCAGCTTGCGTTTTCAGAAGATAGAGTAATGGTCGCCGCAGAGAAAGAACAACTGCGCCGAGAGAAAGATCTTTAGTAATGGAGAAGTGACATATGCCAGCTAAAACAGGTATCAAGCAATATGGTAAGGGGCGAGCTAAGCTAGGCTCAAAGAAGCGGAAGGCCCGCCGTAAGAAGCAGTGACACAAATTGATTCTATTACGCCCAAGTATGATATTACTTGGTATGTAAAATGGGCAGCAAGTTTCATAACTCTTGCTGGTATTAGCGTGAGGGCAAGTGGCCTTACCGAGTATCAACATATTGATTTAATCTGCAGTTGGATTGGTGCTGCAGGTTGGTTCTACGTTGGGTTCAAGTGGAATGATAGAGCGATAATGATTCTCAATGGTGTAATAGGTGTCATCCTTTTTGCTGGAATTATGAGGTACTATCTATCATGAAAGTTTTAATCGGTAAATACCCAAAGAAAGACGGTAAACAGAAAGTCTCTGTTCGCATTGATCCATGGGACACATGGAACATGGACGCAACTCTTGCGTTGATCATTCACCCAATGCTCAAGCAGTTGAAGAAAACACAGCATGGAGCACCATATACTGATGATGAAGATGTCCCCGAGCATCTTCGTTCGACTGCTGCCAAGCCAAAGAAAAATGATTGGGATACAGATGAGTTTCACTTCAAGCGTTGGGACTGGGTTCTCGACGAAATGATTTGGGCATTTGGCGAAGAAGTCAAAGACAAAGAACCCAATTTCTGGATTGAGAAGCCCAAGTGGAACAAAGACGGCATAGTAAAAAACGGCAAACTAGACAACGAGAAGAGGAATAAATACTTCGGAAGGAAGAAGAACGCATTCCGCCTTTTTGGAAAATATTATGAGAATCTTTGGGATTAAGCTACATGAATATATTCATTGTAGATAAACATCCTGCTATAGCAGCTCAGATGCTATGTGACCAGCATGTGGTTAAGATGGTAACAGAGAGTGTTCAGATGTTATCAACTTGCCATAGGGTTTTAGATGGCACAATGTCAATACAGCCATCCGTCTCTGGTAAGAGAATGGTTCCTAGGTACAAGTTAGATGATTGTAGAGATCTTGTTCTTTATCATGCTGTTCACTTTAAGCATCCATGTAACATTTGGATTAGGGAAGACATTCGGAACTATAACTGGTTGTTGAACCACACACATACCTTATGTCAGGAATATACACTAAGGTATAAGAAGACACATGCATGCCAATCAATTGTGGATTATTTGGCAACCGTTGGTCACCCACGTAACATGCCAGGCCCTGGTTTGAAAGTACAATCATTTGTTCAAGCAATGCCTGAAGAATATAAAGATAAGGATCCAGTGATCGCTTATAGAAACTTCTACATTGGTAGTAAGTCTAAGTTTGCACGTTGGAAGTATAGAAAAGCACCCAACTGGTACACATATGCAACTGCAAAGTCCGTACGAAGCATATCAACTTTACATAGCAATCAAGAATCACTTTCATACTAGCTACGATTACTTTAAGTATAATGGTAAGGTGAAAGTCCAGTATACTTCTTTTGAAGTTCGCAAAGACAAATATTTCTTCTCTAAGCTTCAAAAGCACAGCGACCCTCTTGGCCTTCTTGTTGCTAACTTTATTGATTGTCCGGATGCATGGATAGGTGATATTGTAAATGCTGAGATTAGTGATGATGTGTACCTTAAGTGGAAGGGCAGACAGAACTCGATATCGTATGTCTATAGTGAAGAGCTAAAAAAGTTACCAGCTGACATTGATAGCTCATTGCAAGTCTTTGATGGCCAGCACCCAAAGTTACTCAAACATTATATTGGCAAAACTATATCACCAGAGACTATAATTATTCTCAACGTTCATATGAATTTTATTAAGTATTGGCAGCAAGAGATAGCTGACCCTGCTATTTGGCCAGTACTGTGTAGTAGGCTACAAAAGTATGCACCATTTGTAGCATTTGATAAGGTGAAGACGAAAAAAATAACTGTTGACTATTTTCATCAATAGAGGTATTATAAATAAACAATATTATGAAAATTGTGAATAAGTTATATACAAACATACATTCAATACGGAGAATATAAAATGGCAACAGATTTCAATCAACTCAAGCGTAGCCGTCAAAGTGACTACGAGAAGCTTGCAAAGACTGTAGAAAGTCTTTCCGAGAAAAGCGGCAGGGGCAAGGACGAGAGGTTTTGGCAACCAGGTGTTGACCAAGCTGGTAACGGGTTTGCAGTAATTCGTTTCCTACCGGCACCTCGAGGGGAGGACAATCCTTTTGTTCGTCTCTTCTCACATGGCTTCAAGGGCCCAGGCGGTTGGTTCATCGACAACTGTCCAACTACCCATAACGAAAAGTGCCCTGCTTGTGAAGACAATTCCAAGCTTTGGAATAGTGGCATTGATTCCAATAAGAAGGTTGTAAGTGAGCGGAAGCGTAAGCTGAATTTCATTTCCAATATTCTTGTTGTTCGTGATCCATCAAATCCATCTAATGAGGGAAAGGTTTTCCTCTTCAAGTATGGTAAGAAGATCTACGACAAACTCAACAATTCAATGTATCCTGAGTTTGAAGATGAGAAGGCAGTCAACCCATTTGATATGTGGGAAGGCGCTGACTTCAAGTTGAAGATTCGTAAGGTAGAAGGCTATCGTAATTATGATAAGTCTGAGTTTGATAGCCCATCACCAATCTCAAGTGATGAGAGTAAGCTAGAGCAGTACTGGAATCAAGAGCATTCGCTTTCTGCTCTTGTTGATAAGAAGGAATTCAAGAGCTACGATGATCTCAAAAATCGTCTTGATAAGGTTCTTGGCAACTCATCAAGCACTAGAGCAGTGGAAGAAGAAGATGAGGATGAGGCTCCAGCATATAAGCCAAAGCAAGCGCCTAGCAAACAGGAAAAGGAAGTTCCTTGGGATAGCAACAATGATGTATTTAGTGAGGCTGAAGAAGACCTCCCTAACTTCTTCAAGAAGCTTGCATCTGATGAATAAACGTCACTTATAAGCACGGAGTGCGTTCCATAGTGATGTTTTGGGGGCCAGGAAACTGGCCCCCTTTCTTTTTAGAATCCAAATACCGGAACCATAGCGCCAGTGCCACTATTTGACATACCAAATGTAGGCGTTGCATTTGGTCTAATGCTAACATTCTGTGACTGGCTATTATTAACATTTGTTGTAGTTACGGGAGCAACAACATTCTGGGATGATCCGCCGGCGCCTCGAGGCACTCCCGCAACATTCTGAGATGCCATATTGATAGCGGCTCCTGGTGCCGCTGTGGCTACTGGTGCCATGGCAGTTGGTGTTACAGGTGCTGCTCCTGGTGCCGCTCTGGCTACAGGTGCTGCTGATACTGGGCTACGAGTTGCTTGAGTCTGTGTTGGAGTTGGGGATGGAGTTGGGGTCGGAGATGTTGCCGCAACACTTCCTTCTTGCTTTGCTTCATCCTTCTTTGCTTCTTCTTTAGCAGCTCTTTGAGCTTGCATTTGGGCGTCTGAAATATCTACCTCTTTTTGCATCTGGCCAGTACCAATCATCTTGCCCACGACTGAATCTGGTGGCGCTATTGCAATTAGGAGCTTCTTAGCCAAGGCAGCAAAGTCAAAATCAAACACTTCTTTAATAGCCTCACCTAGAGCTTCAAATGGTGATGTTATCAAATCAATTAGTAAACCAGGTATTGCAGTAAATACATCGACAATGCCACCTATAATATCCTCACCAGAGAATATCTTTTTGAACCCACCCGTCAGCTTACCAAACATACCCGTAAATGCACTTTTAACATTATCAAATAATCCCATAATTGCCTGGTTCAACATTTCCGTAAAGTCAAGCGACGCTATTCTTTCACCAAGCTCTTCAAAACCAAGAAGTGATAGTAACTTACCAATTATAAACGAACCTATATCGCCCAAGAACCCAACGACACTACTAACTATGCCGGCTGTGAATCCCTTGAT